GATACGCAATTATTCGCATCTATACCAATTATCACCGTATAGTCGGTGTACTTTGCTAAGTCAATCCCATACGCTACGACTTGAGAGTTTGTAGTAGGTTGATAACAAGCGCGAATCGAGTCGATACCAAAAGGGTTTGATTTATCGTCAGCGGGTTCTGCTAGATACAACTCATCGAATACGTGCTTTGGTAAGTCTCGCTTTGCTTGTTCTACTTCATCGAGTTGAAGTATGCCTTCGTTGACTGCGTCGTATGCCGTAATCTTGAAGTACTCGTAGTCTTTCTCTCCTTGCTTTGCGCGTTCACCTAGTTTGTAGAACCAATTCTTTTTCCCCTTGACGTTACCGATAAGTTTGCATTTGCCTTGCGTAGCCGTGAGAGTAGAACGAAGAGCGAACCAAGACTCTTCTCTCGCTCGTGATGCTTCGTCAAAGACACAAGCGTACACGTCGTCACCATATAGGTTGTCTGGCTTCTCTGCGCTCTTGAACTCTATTCTCGCACCTGTTGGAAGAGTGAGCAACAACTTCGACTCATTCGTGATAAAGAAGTTCTTGTCTGTCACTTGCGTCTTCATACGACGATACGCGATTTCTGCTTGTTGGTATACAGGTGCAACCCACCACACACTTTGACCATCTCGCAACTTGAGTGCTTGTTCGAAGAGCCAAATGATGTGTGATGCGGTTTTGCCTGTTTTAGTACTCGCCGCCGTGATTGTATACCTCGCTTGTGAGTCGAGTATGTTCTTTTGATAAGAAGTCAATCTAGGGCGAATGTACTCTATTTGCATATGCTTTCGTAGAACTTGATTCGTTCGATGTTCCACAACTTGATATCGTGAAACTTCTTGCAATACTTAGCGTTTGAAGAACCTAAGTGCGAAGTATTTAGTAACGCTTGTTTTATTGAGTCGTACCACTCGTCATTCTTTGCGAAGACGACACCACCATTCTCGATGTGGTTCAAGTATGGCTCACAAGCACTCACGACGATAGGCAAGTCATAAGCACTCGCTTCGAGAATCTTCAACTCGCTCTTGCACGAATTGAACTTTGTCGACTGAAGTGGTGCGATTGCTACGTCGAAGTGTTTGTAGACTTCACCGTATGCGTTTGCGCTAGTGCCACGTACGACGTGAAACCAATCACCTTTGAACATTGCGCAGATTGAATCCCAGATATCGCTTGGAGTATACCCACACAAATAGAAGTCAATAAGACCTTCTTCACCTAGACGAGTGATGTCGTCGACGATGAGTTTCAAATCTTCGTGGTGAGTGATACCACCAACCCAACCGACTTTGAATTTGTCATTCGCTAGTCGTGAGTGTTTCCATTGTTCGTGTTCGTAGTCTAAGCAATTAGGTAGAACGATTGCGTTCTTGTTGTACTGCTTGACTTGGTCGAGTAGTTGTGGTGTTGTGCAGGTCACACCATCTGCGTAGTGAAGAGCGTCTTTGATTGCGTTCTTGATTCCGTGACGATACGCCCAATAAGCAGGATTGAATTTAGGCAACACCCAGTAGTCGTCAACGTCAACAACATACGGAGTCTTCGCTTGAGCAATCTTCTTCAAGATGTCGTAGTGATGCTTTCCTAACCAACGATTAAAGACTACAAGGTCGTAGTTCTTAAAGTCGACAAGGTTCATCATTGTATCGCTATCTTGAGCAATATCTATTGTAGCGTAGTCGTCGAGTTGTAGACGCATCAAAGGCGTGTATATCCTGTGATAGACGACGCCATTCATTCCGTCTGCTAGTGCAAGTATTCTCATTCGTTTGGGGCGATAGGTATAGGCATCCAATAGCGTACGTGTATCAAGCGATTTGTGTATTCATCAATCCACATATCATCCATATAACGCGCAAGAGTCACTTCGTCGCTTTGGTTGATTACAAGTTTCAAGTCTTCGTCGTGTGGTGGTAACACGTCAGAACCTCTCCAAGTCTTTTTCATTAGAATGGTACGTCTTCAGTCTTCTTGGGTTGTGGAACACTTACAGCGTGAGTCGCTCTTGATTTCTCGTGAGGCGCTTTCATCTTTTTGCAGTTGATTCGAACGTCACCGTATTGATTGACGATAAGTTCACCGCTAGAGATAGCGTCGTTTAGTTTCTTGATGTTGATTGAGAGATTGATTCCGTACTCGTTCTCCCATCCGTTGCCGATGTAAGTTGTCATTTAGTCTAGTTTAAGTGTTATTTTGATAGGTTCTTCTGTTTTGATTGTTGTCTCTACTTCTTCTTTTGGTTTGCCGTGTACTCTAGTGAGCAACGTCTCTAGTGAGAAGAGAGAGTTCTTGTCGTGTGATTTAAGCAACGCACCTGCGACGATGCGCTCTAAAATAGTATAGTCGTTCCCTTTGTCTATCTCTGTGAGTTCTTCACGAGACATAGCGACCATATTCATCAAAGTTTGATTGATGTCGTCTTTTGTATAGCCTAGCCCTTTGAGTTGCGTGACTAGTTTCTTTGGTCGTCCGTTCGGGTTTGCATTGTTGCCCGGTTTGAATGGTTTTAGGTTCTGTGGATTTGGCATAGTTTACACGTTTTACTCACGATTTTTGACACTTGCTCAAAGCGATTCGATGCTTCTCTTTGAGAAAGTCTTTGTATTGTTTTTGGTCTCCAAATTTCGTGTGGCATTCTCGACACAACGCTTGAAGATTTGTGATGACATCTTTTGTGTTTGACCCGCCCATTCCACGTGCTTCGATGTGGTGAATGTCGACAGCAGTTCTCTCGCATACTTCGCAAGGTATGAAGTCGCTTATGTCGTAGCCAAAATGATTCAAGTATGTCATCGTGTGTTTTTTCATTTCTTGAATAGTAATGACCAAGATGTCGGCAAACTTATTTTTCTGTCTAATGTAAACCCACATTCATTGAATAGCGCAATCCACTCTTCTTCGCTTTTGATATTGATATGACCCCAAGCGTTGTCAAAGTCTGTCTTGTTTGGTGTACTCGAGAAGTGAAAGTATTTACATTTGATATTTTTCAAGAATGGCTTCAACTTATCATCTTCAATGTGTTCCATTACTTCAATCGATGCTACTAGGTCAAACGTCTTGAACTTCTGTGTAGTAAAGTCTTTGATGTATATGTGAAGAGTTTGATTGTCACTCTTGACTAGTCGCTTACTGACATACTCACCGTGAATCTTTGACAAGTCTACGTATGTACAATCAAGACCTTGCTCTAGCATTGACTTTGTGTACGCACCTACTCCACCACCACAATCTAGAAACGTCTTTGCTTGTGTGATTTCTAGAATTTCTTTTGCTGTTTGCTTAAACAAATTTACATATGTGTCATTGTCTAAGTCAACACCTATGCTCAACTCGTGATTGAAGCATTGCTCGTCTGTCATTGTTCCATTAAAAGCGTTCATCTCATTTCAAGATTGTCTTCGTTTAGTATGCGACGCAATTCTTCTCTTGCTTCTAGAAATGCGTTGACTGCTTCTTCGTGAGCGTCATCACTAGCATATTTTGTTTTCGCTCTCAAGAATTGGTCGAGTATCCACATAGCGTATGACCACTTTGAACCATTGATAGCGTCTTCAAATTGTTCTTGCTCTTCAGGTAGATTGAACTCAAGTATTGCTTTCATAGGTTTGTTCGTAGTATTCGTCAAAGTCAACCCAAGACCTCATTTCGTTTCTTCCTCTCGCTTCAAAGTTCTCCATAGATTTGTCCCAAGTTTGACCGTGTTCCTCCTTGTGCATTGCTTTGGCTTGTTTCAAAATAGATATAATCTTTACGGACTCATTAACCGTGTAGTTCGCTGGTAGAAATGATTTTAATTCATCCCACAAAAACTCAATACTATCTCGCTTTCTCATTGTTTTATGGCGTTAAAAATTTGTATAAAATGTATGTCAATACGATTAATGATAGAGCAATCGTAATGATTGAGGCAATTAATGGGTATTCAATAATAACAAATACAAATAATATGACCATTATTGGAATAATCAATGCAATCAATAACCTAACTAATTTATTTTCAATCGTTCTCATTGTTTGCGTCTCCTCTTTGGTTTCTGCTCATCGTCTGCGATAGTCGCTCTTTCGATAATGTTTGTTCCTCTCCATCTAATGTTTTCATTGTTTCGTAGTTGCTCAATCAACCACTCCACTGCCGTTTGTTGTTTATTGTTTGTCATTGTTTACATCCTCCGTAGGTTTCGTTATAGTATTGTTCAAATGATTTGTATTTAAATCCAACAAATTTGTTATTTAATCTACTTTGTTCAAATGCGTGTTGTCTTTGCCCTTTATCTATTGCTTTGGCTTTTTCAAGTAACTCTTGTATTTCATCTCCATTGCCTGTTAAAAATCCATTTTCATAGAGTGCAATTGCAAATTGTTCTACTGCCGTTTGTTGTTTATTGTTCTCCATATTGTTTCTTGTAGTATTGTTCTGGTGTGATTCTCAAATCGAGTGCGCCACTTATCGCACCTTCGCATTGAGCGTGTTCAAGTTGCAACTTCTCGATACGTGTCAACTCTTTACACTTAATTATCAATGACATTGGTATCGTGTACTCGTGAGCAATTAACTCATCGTACATTTGTTGCATTGCGGTTCTCATTGCTTTCTTCTTCTGCGCTTTGGTTGCTCATCGTCTGCGATAGTCGCTCTTTCGATTGCTTGTTGTTTCTCTCTCCATTCTGCTTGTTCTTTGATTGAGTTGAGTTTCTGTTGACAGAATATCAATAGAGAAAAATAACTCTCTACAAAGCAAGTAGAGCAAGAGGGCATAGAACGTCCGTAGAGTGATTGATAAACGCTTCTCAAACGATGCGCTTCTTCTGGGTTCAATGACAACACTTGTGTCTTTTTGTACTCGTTGTATTTCGGTTCTAGACTTACAACGAACTCGATGTCTTCAAAATTCATATTTTAGTTTCTAATAGTGCAACAATGATAGTAGAGATAGACGCGTAGAGAATACCTACGAGACCGTACTGATAAGTGAAGTAACCAAGACCAATCCAAAACGACATACAAAATGCGCAGTCGAGAGGTTTCATTCTTCGCCAGTTGAAAGGATTACGACCATAGAACAACGTCTTCAAGTAGTCCGCAGGTTTGCCAAAGTTTACGAGTATGACGCTAAATGAAGCGATACCCAAGATTTCTAGATGTGTCATCAATAGTGATTTTTGTAGTATAGTTGTGCGAGAATTTGCGCTTTGCTTGAATGCGCGTTTAAGTCTGTTTCGTAGCCGTCGACAAATGCTTTCTTCAATAGTGCTTCTTCTTCTTCTACGAGTCCTTCAAATTGCTTGTGAAGTCTTCTCACTTCTTCTGCTCTAAAAGTGTCGCCACCTTCTTCGTGGATGTTTGCAAGATTCGTCAAAAATCTATCAACGAATTTCATTGGGGTTTGTTTTCTCATATTGTTCTTGTACTAGTTGTTTCATTAATTTTACTACGCGTAAGATTTCTCGTACGCTAATTCCTGTTTTGCGATGCAAAGAACGTGCGCTATTTCCATCGAGCCACATCTTGAATAGTTCTCTCTCGTACCAATGAGATGACTCAATGATAAAGTCGTATGCGCGTATCTTGCTTCTCTCTTCTTCATACTCTTCTTCTTCTACTAGATGGTCTTTGTCGTCACTATGTATGTGACACTCGTACACATCAACATTGTCGTAGATGCGATTTTGTTGAAATGGGTGACGATTACCATTGATGGCGGTGTGAAGTACCTTGATAGCCCACCATTGCAAATAACCGTCGTTGTGTAACTTCTCAACATATGCGTCTTCTTTTTCGAGTAGTAGTAGAAAAAAGTATTGATATAGTTCTCTTGCTAGTTCTTTATTCTTTGAGATGCGAAGACACGTATCGAATACCCACTTTTGAGTCGTTAGATTTTCGATTATTTGTGACTTCTTCAACAATGCAAATATAGAAAAAGATTTTGTATTTACAAATTATTTTTTCTCAATGCTTACAAAATAGCCGTCTTTCTCATATCTCTTCTTCGTACGCAACACATCGCTCTCTTCTTTCAGTATGTGTATCGACGACGATAGATTCTTCGTTGCTATAAGAATCCAATAGTTCGAGAGTTTGTTGATGGGTTTTGGCGAATTGTCTGTCATATTCTATCAAATCTTGTGTTTGACGTACGCTATGTATGATTGTTGAATGGTCTCGATTTATGATTCTACCTATCGACTCAAATGACATACGCAAAGTCTTTCTACAAATGTAGTTAAAAGTGTGACGCGCGTACAAGACGTGTTGTTGTCTGTTGTGAGAATAAATGTCATCGGGTGTGATATCCCATATTTGACAAATGCTTCTCATCACATCTTCCCATTGTGCTTTGTTTCTAGTTATGTCAATCTTTGGTCGCAAGATTTCTCTTTTGAGACTTTGAATCATTTTCTCATAGTTGTTCTTTTGCTCGATTAATAACAAGCGTTGTCTTCTTAACTCTTGTTTTAAGAGATGTATTTCTTGATAGTGTGTCATATTAAAATAGTGATATTTGTCTTTGTGAATAATCTTTGTAAGCGTCAGCACTAAACTCGACAATCTTTGTGTCGATGTTTGTTTGTTCACCTATGTATTTGTACGATTTAGTGATTGATTCTTTGCGTAGTTTTAGACCATTGTCTTTGCCATCCGCAGTCAGTTTTTCGTTTATCTTCTTAATTGCTTCGATGTTATTGTTCTCTAGAACGAGTTGCCAATTTGTTTGATTGCGTTGCATACCCATAAATAGAGATGGGTTACTTGTTTTGATGTACAATGTCTTTCCAATGTTTTTGTACAATGAACCAAAGTAGTTTAGTAGTTTGATTCCAAAACCTAGACCTTGATAATCAGGCAACACAACCAATCTACTAACACGAAACGCATTTTGAATCGTACCACTAGGCAAAGGTAGAATAGCAATAAATGCCGTTGGTTTATCGTTCCACGTCAAACAAAAACACTTCGCCGCTTTGTTCAAGTCTTGTGTCAAATAGTGATGATGTTTGAATATACGCCAAGTTTCATATCGACATCGAAATACCGAAAACTCAATTTGTGGTCTTGATTGCCGAAGATAGTCGTGTCTCTCGACACGCCCCTTCAATGGTGAATAAGTCCAATCAGGTAGCAACCACTCCATAATATCAAAGTGACAACTTGCTAAAATGATTTTCTTATTGTTCTTACGAATGAATTTTTGTAAAGCATAAGACATCGCTTTTGCTACGTCTCTATCTACTACGCTTGTGTACTCGTCTACAAGTACAACTTCTTCTTCTTTTGCACTACCAACAAGATACGCTAGTTGTGCGCGATATTGTTCACCATTCGATAGCGTACGATATGGTCTCAACCAAGTTGGTACACTAGACAAGCCCATAGATGACAAAAGCAAACACGCGTCGCTAGGTTGCAACCAATCGAAATTAGATATAAGAGACTTAGATTCATCGAATTGAATTTCTCTAATCGCGCCAAAATGCTTCAATAGAGTTGATTTACCTGTACCACTACCTCCGTAGATGACACCAATGTTCCAATCGAAGTTTCTACATTCGCTAAAATTGACCGGTATTTCTACGCTTGTCTTTGTTGAATCTTGAATGTCAAACGATTCACACACATATCGTGTGTATTCGTCTTCAAGAATGTTGTTCTCAAGTTTTATTGTTTTCATATGCGTTCTTTGTATTCTGTTAGTTTGCCTTCAAAGGTCGTAGGTATCGTACAACACTCACCATTTCTATTCTTTGCAATTATCAACTCTGCTTCTTCAACGTCTGGCTTTTCTTGTTCATAGTATGCAGGTCTAAAAGGAAACATCACAATGTCTGCGTCTTGTTCTATCGCACCTGACTCTCTCAAGTCTGACAACATAGGTCTTTTGTCTGCTCTCTCTTCGCTTTTACGTGACAACTGAGCAAGTACGATGACCGTGATTTTCAATTCTTTTGCAAGTAGTTTCAAACCTCGTGAGATTTCTGCTATCTCTTGCTCACGATTTGCTTTTGTTCCTTTGATTAATTGTATGTAATCTATGACGAGTAAGTCTAGACCTTTGCGAGACTTGTGCAACTTCGCCTTTGCTTTGATTTGTGCGATTGATGTATCAACGTCATCGTCAATGAAGAACTCGATTGATTGATTGTTTGCTGTGTTTATGACTTTGTCTATTTCGATTTGTTCTAGACGACCATTGCGAATCTTCCAATTTTCGATGTTGCCTATCAATGATAAGTATCGCTTTGCAAGTTGTTCGTTTGACATCTCAAGCGACAAGAAGAGTGCTTTGTAGTTGTACTTCGCGAAGTCTTTTGTGAGCGTGAGAGCGATTGCAGTCTTACCCATTCCCGGTCTACCTGCTACGACTATCAAATCGCCTTCGTTGTAACCACCGATGTACTTGTCTAAGTATCGCCATCCTGTTTGTTTGCCTGTTAGCGCACCACCTTTCAGACTATTCTCAACTATTTGGTCAACTACTTTGTTTGTGACTTTTACTATCGAGTCAGGTTCTTTGTGTGTCGAGAATGTAGTCTCGTCAAGAATCGATTGCAAGTCTTTGACCATCTCATCAAGTTCTTTTGTCAAGTTCAAGTGTGCCAATCTATCAATGAGAGTTGTTTTGATGTAGTTATATTCTAAAGTTTGAAGATGTGTTTTGATGTTTGTCAACCCACTTGCTTCTTGTTGTATCTTAATAATCTCAAAAACTTCTTTTTTTGTGAAATGCTTTGAGAGCGTCACTAAATCGACAGGTTGATTGTCGTAGTACAATTGTGTCATCACATCGACGATGCGACGTGAGAAGTCTTGTGTGAACCAATTCTTGTTGATTTGTGGTAAGAAATGTCTTGCGTCATTGTAGAACAGCAAGTTTGATAGTATCATTTGTTCTAGATTCATAGTGTTGCAAGTTTATGTTGATTTGTTGACACTTTCAAATTATTTGGTTTCCAAGTTCGAACTGCTGACTTCCAATCTTTCATCTTGTTTTTGCCTATCATCCAACCCTTTGATTCATAGAAGTCGAAAAACTTGTTTGATACGTCATTCATTCCTATTGAATCCATATAATCTCTCAACTCGTCTAGACTTGGTTTAGTAAATACTTTTTTATCTCTTACACTATCACTATCACTTACACTATCACTATCGGCATTTTTCGCATCTTTTCGTATGCGGTCGTATGCGGTCGCATCCCATCGCTTACGAGCGTTGTCTGAATTACGCTTTCGTATGTCTTCGTACTTTTGCAAGTCACGCTTCAATGATTGCTTAATAGGTTCAAACGCAATCTTTGTGATGACGTTGTCAGTTTGTGGATCTTTGTCGTTCACATATTGTAGTATGTGCTTGAACAAGTGACCTGCTTGTTCGTCTGTTAGTTGCTCTATTGTGTGTATTATGTCACAATACAATAGAAATGATTTTTTTTCAGTTGCCATAGATTAAAAAAGCCCTCAAGCGAGTACCGAAGTGCGAGTTCGATACTTGCCGAGGGCAAATGTCTTGTGATAGTTGTCTCGCACACAACTCTAATACCTTACAAAAATAGTACTTTGTAAGTAAATAGCAAACTATTCTTTTGTTTCAATCGAATATCTGCCGAAACCTTCTGTCTCATCGCACACGATGTCTAGTCCTTCTTTGTGACGTAGTACGTGAATCAGCGCGGCGAGTCGAAACGAGCCATACAAATTGAGCGCGTCAATTGGTGTGATAGATTTGCCACTCAACAAGTGACTTTTTACCTTTTTGATTTGAGATTCTTTTTTCATATTTGTCTGTAATTGATTTTTAATTTTTGAAGTGCTTGAGTGTCTCGATACAATTCATCGTACACGACGCATTTTAAGCCACTCTGTTTGATTATTTTAGCGCACTCAATACAAGGCGACATAGTGACGTACATCGTTGCACCTTGAGTCTTTGTACCTGCTTTCAAGATTGCATTCATCTCAGCGTGAATGACTTCATCTTTTGTGACATCGTTCTCTTCACACTCGTTGCTAAATCCTGTTGGTGTACCATTGTAGCCAAATGAGACAATGTTTCCGTCTTTGACTATGATTGCGCCCACTTTTTTACGATTGCACCTAGATAGTTGAGAAACTATGTGAGCGATGTCCATATACATTCGCTCGAACTGCTCAATCCTGTTCGTCATATTTACCACATAAATATCCAATGATAAAAGCAAATCCAATATACCCTAGCCATACGGCAAGTTGATAGTTTGTCATAATAGTTGGGTTTTGAAGATTGTTATAATTTCGTGGAAGTTGTCACCATAGACTTCGTAGTGTGAGTAGAATGAGCCATTTGTGAAGTTGCTCAAACTCAAGTCCATTGAATACGATGCTTCTAGTTGGTCTTTTACTTCTTCGATTGTCGGTTCGCTATCAAACGCGCAAATGATGTCGTTGTCTTCGTTGACTAACACGTACGCTGTTTTGTTTAGACGATTGACAAATTGTTGAGCGTGATGCTGTTTAGTAAAACGAGCAACTACTTCTTGATTCTCGTAGACACGAAACTCTAGTTCATTGTTTACGACTGCTTGTACGATTCTTGTCATTTTGCGTTTCCTTTATACATACGATATAACTCTTGACGCTGATGTTGAATTGCTTCATTGAAGCCTTCAATCATTTCGTCTCTTTCAAACTGATAAGGAGTCGCTTCTTGAATTTCTCTCTTCGACTTCTTTGTCAACACGTGACTCGCGTACATCACCGCAATAGTGATAGGAGTCAATAAAATTGGGTATATGATGTCTAGTGCCATAGTCTTACTTTTAATAACGATATATTGTATCGTTAAAATTCATCTTGTTATTATTTGCCAAGATATACCCATTGTTCAATGTATTGTAAGTTTCAATGGGCATCCAAAATCCAAAGCAACACAAGAAAGATGATACGTAAATAAATACCGCCTTGTCTGTCATTGCGATGGCACGACAGCCGTGAGTTACTTCTCCGCTTTGTGATATTTTGAAAATTGGTTCGCTAGATGACTCGTACTTTGACTTGAAATCTTGCGACATTTGTGGTGTGATTTTTATTTGTTTCATAGTTTGTTTCATTTGATATAGCAAATATACAACTAGAAAACATATACGCAAGTACTTTGCAAACTTTTTTTCTATTTTATTTTCTTTTATGACAATTCTATGACACTTTTCAGTAGATGACCTGCGTAGTACAACTTCTCGTCAATCAAGTCTTTCACGTCGTCAAGCGTGATATTTACTATATGCGTACGATGTGAGTCTACGAATCTAGGGTCATAAGAAACAAAGAACGCATTCTCACACGCTGTCGCTATCATACCCATTTGAACTTGCCAATAGTAGTCAGGATGCAAATTCTTCAAGTCTTCGTTTGTCTTGATAGAGAAGTTGCGTAGATGAATCCCGCTATTGAAAGGACACTTAAACTCAACAATGAAGTCATCGCCTAGCGCGTCAGGTGAATAACCACCAAAGTCGCCATATTCTACAAAAACGAATGTCTCACCTCCGTAGTATGTTGCTAGTGTGTTGAAAGGGTCAAACGCTTCATACGCTTGACGTTCGTGTTCTTTGCCCCATTCAAGAGCGCGACCATAGATTTCAGGTCTTATGCCTGTCAGTATCTCTGCGCCTTTTTCATAGACGAATGTCTTTGCAGTCTCACTCAAGTACTCCGATTTGTTTCTCGGAGTACCCATCAACTTGTGAATCTGTGAAGCAGTAAATCTAGAGCGACGCAATTCTTGCCATTGCTCTTCACTTTGCGTAGTCGTAACCATTCTCAAACATTCATTTTGCAGTCGACAACAATTTGTAGTCTACTTCGTTCAAGTGATACTTGTTTGTGATGTCGCTAATTTTACCACCACGAGTGATGTGTTCTACTGCTTTCGCCCAATTAGCGTGTTTAGGAGTGAGCGTTTCTTTCTGTGGTGCGCGACCCATTGCTTTCTCACCGTCGTCATCGTCATCGATGTTGAGTCCTAAGATTGCACCTAGAGCGTAGCGACGTGCGTACGTGATAGCAGAACCCATCGCTTGAGGGTCGTTCTGTTTTGCGACAGGCATCTTGTAAGACGCTTCAATCCACTCACCGCTCTCGCTGTGAATTAAGATAGTAGTCAACGCGTCGTCGTCAGGTAGTTGCGCAAACGCAAGACCGCAATCGCTGAGAGGTTTTTGAATAGTGTCTAAGATGTTCGCAAGTGATGCGTACTTCGACTTGAAGAATGGGTTGTTTGCTTCTTTCGACACTTTGCCGATTGTTGCTTGAAACTTGCACAGAGCGAGTCCAATGTTCTTGATTGATTCAGATTTGTTCATATTAGTTTTCGATTTGTTCAATGATTTCTTTTGCTGTCTTGAATACTTTGACCGCTGTTGGGTGATACACGTCACCTTTCAAGTACTTACGAATTGTAGGAAGTGAGAGACCTGTTCTCTCATGAATAGTCTTTTGAAGACCGTGATAGTGCTTGTGCTTTAACTCTTCTTGAATCTTTTCTATGTTTGTCATACATCACAAAAGTACAACAATTTTTTCACTATGCAAACAAAATAGAAAAATTATTTGATGTCTACTGAGAAGATTCTGTTGCCTAGTTTAGTAGCAAGTTCTGTCGAGATGCCGTCTAGAAGTTGTTGATTCCATACGTTGCGTATGAATTTTGTAGGTTTGATGCCTCGTCGACCTATCGCGTTTGCGATTGCTTGTGCTTTGTTGCGACGCGCTGTGATAGGGTCTTGACCTTTTGCTGTTCGCGTTTGAATACCTTTATCGATGAGCCATTGTTCTATCGCTTGTACAGGTGGGCGTTTGCCACGACGACGACCTCCATCGACATACTCTGCGTAGTCTTCCATTCCTAGACGCATTGTCAACGACGTAGGTGTTCTCGTTGTCTCTAGTGGTTTGATAGATTGACGCAATCGACCACTTGCGTTTGAATCGTATGTGAATTTGCCTCGACGTTTAGGTTTGTCAAGTTGCTCTTCTAGTTGCTTTGTGACACCATTCCAAAAGTTCGCGATGATTTGATTCAACTCGCTGTCTCCTTTTGTGACGAAAGAGTCTGCTCGTTCGCCTAAGCCGTTCAAAAATTCATCAAAGGTCATTCAACATTTCTATCAATAGTGGGTGTGGGTAGACATCTATCTTGTCTTTGCGTACTGAGTTATGAGTGAACACTCCATTCTTGCCACTCAATGCGCGCTTTGTGACTTGCCAAATGTCTTCGTTGTACGTTAAATCAATAGCGTATTTGTCACGCCATAGCAAAAGCAACTCTTTCACACTAGCGATTTGTTCTTTTGTGTAGTTCTCAAAGTACGTATAACCTTTGTAAGGTGTGTCTAGTTTGCACACATCTTTAACTTCTTTGCCTACGTAGTTATAAAACTTAGAGCCTTTTTGTGTTAAATAGCCCCAATTGCAAATCTCGATACCGATTGAGTTCTTGTCTAGATTCGTGTATGGTAGACCTAAGAAATGAGATGACTTTAAGCCTAAGTGATACGCCCAAAACTTCGAGTCGAAGCCTTGTACGATTTCACCTGAGCGAGAGACAGCAACACAAGTCGCGACGTTGACTGCATCTGCATCCCAAAACTTAAACGTTGAGAGAGCGTCTGCGCCTCCTGCTGTGTGATGAAGATAGATTTGCTTCTTCGTCGATTCTTCTTTGTTATAACCCTTGAATTGTGTTTGCTTGATATTCATTTGTGAGTCTAGTTAAGTACCAATTTGCTTTCTTTAAGTCTTCAAGACGATTCTTTTTCTCAAATCTCCATACATATTTCAACACGTTGCCTTTGAGATAGCCGTAAAATGCTTCTTGTGTCATAGACGCTTTGATTGCTTCGATTGCTTCTACGTCGCCTGTCTTGTAGTGATTTGGATTTATCGCATCTTTTTCCATCGTGTCGCAAAAGTATAAAAGTCTTCGTCAATTATCAATGAGTGACCACCATTTAAGAAGATTTGAGTGTGTTCGTGATACGCGCTTATCGCTACAACTTGACGCAAGTCGACGAGACCTTCTTCAAGATACTCTATCAACTCAGCATCGACACCAATTTCTAGAAACGCTTGGTCGTTTCTCTCTTCGTGTACAATTAAGACATCTACAATCATAGCGTTTTGTGTGTGTAAGCGTGAATCTTTCTCATCATTTTCTCATTGCGATAGGGTTTCATTATTAACCAACGACCACCGATAGGCTTTGGAGATGCCCCTCGTTCGATGTGCCATCCTTTTGAACCGTCTCCGTACTCTTCTTTGTACGCACTTGTACGAATCATTAGAATATCGCGCAAGATGACGGTATCTTGATGCGTCAATTGCTCGACGGTGTAAGTCAACTCGTAGTCTTCGTGAACGTGACCCATCCAAATTGCGTCAGCACCTTCGACGTTGACACTCATTCTATTGTGTTGGATTGTTCCACGTGTGACTGCACCTCCGCCCCCGAATCCGTGCATATATTTTATTTTGAATGAATGATGACTTGAGCCATCGTCAAAATTGTAGCGAACCCATCCACCATAGCCACCGACTTGAACATTTGACTCACACTTGTAGTTAAGCAAAGTCACAAATCGCTCAATGATGTCAGTCTCTTGACGCTTCAAGATTGATGTCTCGTGATTGCCATAGCCTACAAACTTAATCAGATGTGCGTAAGGTGCAAACCATTCGACTGCTGTGTTCACAATAGCGTCAAAGTAGTTCGCGACGTTGTGTTCTTCACGAATGTCGCTCTTCGATTTGCGAGGGTCGTACGCACCTTGCATCAAGCAAAACAAATCGCCATTGATGAGAATGTCGTGATTGCCTGCAAGTGCTTCGTCGAGATGCTTCTTGAGTAGCGTTCTGTCACATTTAGGATTGTCCCAATGCAAGTCAGAGATAAGAAGTACTTTCGTTTCTTCCCAATTTTTTTCGATGCGTACTACGTTATTTTTTTTCATATTAGTATACCAAGAACAAAAGCGACAATAGAGAAGACTATGACTTGCGATTTAAGCGTCTTCTCGTGCGTTCTAAGCGCATCAATTTCGATTTGCTTAGATTGTATTGTTCGTGATTGAATTGTTCGAATAGAGTCGATTTGTGCGATTTCGATAGAATCTAGCAAAATCAACTTTTGATATGCAAGAACTTTGCGTCTTGCTTTTGCACCCTCAACGAGATAGTGATTCGCTTGTGAGAGAGTCGATGTGTCTATGTAAATCGATTGCGCGTTTAAGTCCATCACTAGTACGAGCGAAAGTATCAACATACATCGTGTCATACAAGTAAATAGAATCGCGAAGAAGTTGTTTCTTAAATCGTACTTTTTCGATAGTGTCTTCATAGTACGAAATAGTCTCAATGTACAGCGGTTCTCTCTCAATCGGTTTGAAAGTGAAGAACGCATACACGACGCTACACAGGTACAACGCAACTATCAGCCAAGTAAGGAGTAGAAATTTGGAATTGGATGCCATAACCTGCGACAATGTCTGTTTTTGCGTCATAGAAAGGCTCTGCTGTGCTACTCACTATCAACTGAAAGTCTTCATCGTTGTTGTAGTGATAGTCAATCAAAGCCATAATGTCAATTATAATTT